AATGCTTCTTTTATATTAGTTTGTCTAAAAACAGTACTATCAGATGCAATAACATTATAACCCATGTTTTGAGTCATAACTCTTAGTCTTTCATCTTCTTCAATACTTTCAGCATACACCATGAATTCACCTACAATAGTATTAGAACATTTATCAGTTATGATTAATTTTCTTCTATAAGTATTTTCCAAACCAGAAGAGAATGTTATATCAACCTGTAAAGCCTCCGATTTAATTTGATCTGTTATAATAAATCCTGCAGCATTTGTAGTTTGATCAGGATCATATTGTAAAGGAGCAATTAATTTATCAACCTTTATCATTGGTGGTCCATCAGGTTCTTGAACTAATGCTGATTGTGTACCGGTATTAAAATCTTTATTAAATTGAAATAAAAATATTTCATTAGGCTGTGTAGTTTCCCAACTTATATCCCAATCACAAGTACTACCTGTAGGATCAGGTTGGCTATAACCATGTGGATACCCAAACATAAAAGTACCGCTGGTCTTATCTATCATTTTTTGCAAAATGAATATTTGGTTTACTTCAAATAAATCAATAGAAACTTGTGGCAAGAAAATGTCACCAGTCCACTTGTCAGTAGAACTGTCATATGCCATATTGTAATTCTTCCCATGTTTATCGAAGAAATATAAATGTTGCCAATTTTTGGTCACTATCTTTTAATTTATTTTTTGATACCACTTAGGAACTGCAAAATTAAAATAAATTCTCAAGTATTTAACCCTGTTAATATAAAATACCATAATAGGATTTAAGTAATCAGTTAAGAACTTGCTAAGATGTCTATTTCTAAACATATAAGAAGACATAGAATTTTTTAATAAATCAGGACCATATTTATATCCCGTATTTTTTAAATCCCAGCCATTTTCATATGTAGCTCTATATAGGCTAGGGAATCCTGTTCTATTGTTTTTAACTGTTGCCATATTATTCTCCTTTTAATGCTTTTAGTGTTGGGGTATTTTGTAACCTACCTGTATTTAAACCCGCGGCATTTGTACCGGTTGCTATTGTCGTACCTCTATTTCTTTTAGTGCTATTATATTTTTCTTGTTGTATTTTATTATAAAGATTATTTGCAATTGCTTCTTTATAGAATACATTAAGAGAACTAATTTTATTACCTTCTGGTATAGGCTCATAAAAAGTACCATTTCTATCTTTCCATCCACCTCGGATAATTGCTATATCATTATTTTCAATAATAACATCTCCAAAACTATCTAATCCTAATTGTGGATCTTCACCTTTCTTTAATACAATTTTCTTATTCTCTATTAAAACTCTTTGGTCAGTTACAGGATCTGTTCCATAAACTGGAATAAAATAAAAACCATCTCTTATAGCTTTTTCATTAACTTCTGATATAAAGAATACATTTACCGAATCAATACCTTCAACATTTTCAATTATTGAAATAATATCGGATCTTGGAATTCTGTCTCTTCTATTTACATTTAAGAAATATTCATCTAAATTTTTTCTTATTTCAATTCTTATAGAATCTTTATCATAATTATCAAACCATCTTACTACAATATTAAGTGCATATCTTTTAATAATAGGATCCACTATTCTAGTTTCAGCAGTAACTACCTGTCTTCCACTTTTATTTAATATTTCATAAGTCATTTCTTTTTCCTGTGTTGTCATTGTAAATTCAACCTGAGGAACACTAAAATAATCTAAATCACTTGTTAACTTTTTCTTTACATCTGGAATTAAGAATAAGTAAATAATATTGTCATCATCTAAATATTCATCATTCTTAGTATTATAAGCATCTATAAAAGACCAAAAGTCATACTTACTTAAATAATAAATATAATTATTAGGATTAGCTAATACAAATGAATTACTTGCATACGGTGCAATTAATCTAGTAAATTGTGGATCTTCAGAATCCGACCCAAACATTGGATTTCTTGTAATGTTTATAGAAAGAATTTCGTTTAAATCAGCCTGTTCTCCAGATGAATCTGTTCCTGGGTCTATAAATTTAATATCTAATTGTTTACCTCCAATATTTCCAGCTACACCTCTAGTCTTAACATATGTAATTCTAATTCTTGCACCTAATGCAGGCGGTTCTCCAAAAGAACCATTTCCAAAAAATACACTTAAACCACCATTAACACTAGTCTTAACCATCGCAGCCTTAGCTCCATTATTCATATCATATATTGAATCTTCAAGTTTCCATAATTGACCATCAACAAAAACCTCTACCAAATGTTGATCGGTAGGATCCTTGGTAGTTAAGTTATAACTTTGTAATGGATTACCAGTTCCAGTAAATGATTGATCTTCTTTTTCTCCTTGGACAATTTCAACATTGACAAATGCTTTGGTAGTTTTATCTAATCTAATAAAATCACTATTAAATTTTAAGAAATAAGTTAAACCGTTTTGTCCTACTTGGAAAGTTGCACCATTCATAATTTGTACATAGTCACCATTAAGGAGGGTAGATGCACTTGTGTTTAATCGTAATCCAATAATACCTCTTGCAGATATACCTCTTGTAGGGTCATGACCAGTTAATCTGGATAAACCATAAATAGATTCAATGTTTCTTGCTCGAGATATATTCATCTCTGTGGCAATTGCTTCTATATAGAAAAATATTAATTCCCCTAAGTTAGACACCACAGTCAAAACTTGACCAAATGGTGAAGCAGGAGTAAATGTTTCTATGGCTTGATCATAAGTACGCTGTAGGTATTCGAATGAATCTTCAAATAACTCAGTGGCTCTTAATCTTGTTTTACTAAAAAATGACATTCATTCTATTATTTTAAAAAAGAGCCCCTATAACTCTTTGTTCATTTACAAAAATATCTACTAAACAACCATCCCTCTCTAATGTTGAAAAGAAACTTACTTTAGTATCTACACTAAAGCCAGCAATATCTGGTAAACAGTATGCAGTTATCTGGCTATTAATATTATTCTCTATAGTATTTGCACTTAATACTAATGAAAAAATTAATTCATCTAAATTAGTACCCATACCAGGAGCTCCTAAAACATCACCTTTATTAGTAAAAAGACAATTTTCTATCTTAAGAATTAACTGAGATAGCTTATCACTAACCTCTAAAGTATTATCATTAAACTTTGGAGCCAGTGCATCTCTGCTATAAATATCTCTAATCATGGAAGAACACTAATTTTTTATTATATATTCTCTTTTTATTTAATAGCTTTCAGATTATAATTATCCTGTGAAAAAGTAATCAACACCTTCATCTCCTTTTATTTCTTCGACTACTCGATCTACTTCTTCTCTTCCTTCAGAAGAAATCATATCATAATTAATTGTAATATTACCTGGCAGATTAAACGAGAAGGTTCCTAGTATTCTAGACAGCTGAATTTTTGCTTGGCCTATAACATATCTTTGGAATGCTTCATCATCAAATAATGTACAATCAGGAATAGTAGAAAATATTTCAAATATAACAGCACCTTTAGGAATTTCACCTTGAAATCTAAACTTCTTGGTTAATCTATTAAATGTATATGATATTTGTGGTAAAAGAACTTGTCTTGCATTATCCATAAATAATGAATTAACAACATAATACATTAAATTCTCACTACCAATACCTGCACCATAAACATCATCATAGATAAATTTATCAATTGAAAAATCTACATCATCTGCATTAAAGCTCATACTACCAAAACCACCATCTTCTCCACTAAATCCACCAATTTCAAATACATCATTAACTGAATAAACTCTAGAAGGCATTTTAACTATTCCTCTAGGATTATCAATATTAGCTTTATTAGTTATGACTTGTTTGTCTTGCCCAGTTCCAAAAGGTACACCTTGTTTAAATGCTGGTACTTGTAGCGCACCTGCTGGTAAAGCAATATACATTTGCTCTACACTATCTTCATAAATTTTATAAAAATATTTTTTTGCTCTTTGTATAATATTATTTAATTCCTTTTTAGGAACTGTGAATGGGATTTGGCAAGCGATAGTAAGATCGTCATTAATTAATTTAATTAACTCATCTAAACACGCTGCTTCCTCTGGATCATTACAATAAGTATTCTTATTAGCCATACTTTGTTTATATTTTTTCTATTTCAATTATTTCAGTATTTTCAAACTTAGCCATTTTAGTTGCTCTACCTTTTCTAAAAATACCACCTTCCATTTCTCCACTGAATACACCTCTTACACCAAAGACATAGGAATCTTTACACATTACATTTTTACTAACATAAGAATCTTCAATTTTAGAATCAGCAACATCGCTGGCTCCAAAAAGATTACTTTCAAATAATGAAGAATTTATTATTTCAGAACTAAATATATCACAATTTAAAATATTACCTTGAATTTTGCAATCTACAATATCAATTCCTTTTATTTCAAAACACCTCATTAATTCAGCATTCTTTAATTGTATTCTTCCAGTATCAGCATCATAATTAATTAAACCTTCTTTAAGTCCTGCTTTAGTTAAAAGATTAAATAGCTCTTCTCTCATTTTAGGATAAAATGTTTCTACTATTTGATCATAAGTTTTGAGATCAACCATTAATTGAATTTTAGGAAATTTCTTTTTAAATGTTTGATAATCTTTATAAGATTCTACAATTCCACTATGTTTTTCTAAAATACGATCTAACTTTTGAATGTCTTCTTTATTATATACTGGATTAATTAAAGTTTCATATAATGATAAAACAAAATGTTCTGTCATATTCATTATAGTATTATATTTCTTTTCATAATCCTGTCCACCTAAATATCTAAATTCAATATAATTCTTAGGTAACTTAGAAAAGTTTACACCATAATACTTTTCAGATACAAACATATAGTTTTTCCATGAAATTCTTTCAGGGGATGGTTGGGTCATTCCACTTAAAGGAACAATAAACTTTATAGACTTAGCATAAACAGAATCTTTTCTGTTTGGAAATGCTTCATAAACAGCATCTTCATTAAAATTTAAAACAAACTTACCAATATCTAAAGAAGATACATTTGTTGGTGTTCCTAATTTCTTTCCATCAAATGCTACATTTATATGAATACTACATCGCTCGTTTGTAGACCCGTTTTCACGAATCCACTTTAGAGTTTTTGCAATAATAAGTTTTGATTCAACAAATGGCATTGGTCCAGTAACCAATTCAATCATTCCTGTTCCACCAGAATTATCAGGTTCTAATTTAAATATTTCATCAGAAGGGGTAAAGTCACTATGAGCCTTTTCTTCTATTCTTATTTGTTTATTTAAGACATTAGAAAGGCTTCTTTTTACCTCATCTAACCCTTCATTAGCAAAGAATTCAAATTCTAATCCAATCTTGGATGCATATATAGCATTTAGTTGTTCGTTAGTGTACATGTAGTTCCTGATTTGTTTATATATTCAAACCAGGAATAGGTTATGCTATGTTCATTGTAATCTTACGATCACTAACATTCACACTACCAATTTTTACATTTATAGTATCACCCTTAGATAAATCAGCACCTTTTAATTTTGATTTATGAATTAATCCACTGATTCCTTTTTCCAATTCAACAAAAGCACCGTATGAAGTTATTTTAGTTACCTTACCTTCAGTAACCATCATAGGTTTGTATTTGTCATCTACACCATCCCACAGATCAATCTTAGGGCCTAACTGGCTTAATATAATCTTTCTATCTGATATAACCTCTTTTGCCCAGAATGTTATTTCATCACCGGGTTTAATATTTCTATCATCTAATGATTTTTGCATTTCATCACTCAATTCAGCTTTAGGTATTAATCCAGTTAAGCATTCATCAAATTCAGCAAATACACCAAACTTAGTGGTACCTGTAACAAAACCAATTCTAGGTTCTTTTATAGTTTCATTTAATTTCTCAATTGTACTTGGAATCATTGTTCTTAAATATTCCCTGTGGGATACAACGATAGTATCTTTTTCTTTTGAAAATGTAATTGGCATAACAACAATTTCTTTACCAACAATAGCACTAAAATCATGTAATTTATTTAGACCTCCTAAAGAACCTGGCATAAAACATTTAATACCTGCAACATCTACCCAATATCCACCGTGTATTAATTCTTTAACTCTGGCAGTAAATCCAACTGAAGAATTTCCTATAGCTTCTTTAATTTCTTTTAGTTTAACCTCTTTTATTGCATCAGAGATAGAAGCAATAACGTCTCCGGTTTTTGGATTAGTTTTTATCTTAACATCAATTTCCATACCAACCTCTAATTGTTCTACAATATAATCAGGTTCTTTATCTAAAACACAGTAAGCAGTGTATTTAGATTCAATATCAATAAGAGCTCTTTCACCATCTTTAGACATAAATGAAACCTCTCCTCTTGTTATGTAACCTACATTATCTTCTATAAGTTGAGTTTTCTTTGCTTGGTGATCTGTAATTCCATATAAAGATAATGCATCAGCAGCATATGCTTCATTACACATTAATTTTGTACCTTCAGGAACTTGGACTTTTACTACTTTAGTGTCAAATGGATCATCACTTAATTGGATTGTGATTTCTTGTTCTGTCATTATTTATTTTTTATGAGGTTATTATAGATTATATATTTGTACATCTAGTATTAGTTATACATATGAGTTAGTTGATTGTTTCATTATATGATAGACTTTATGATAATGTAACCCAAGGGAATACTAATGGTACTGGTGGTGCACTTGGGGTAAACCCAGTCCATGTTCCAGCTACTAATTTTAAATGAGCAACAAAAGCAACATTTAACAATGAACATAGAGCAGTAGCATCACCTGTTTTAAAAGCTGCACCTATCATGGTATTTAATGGTGATGGCGATCCTGGAAATAAAATAGGATTTATAGTTCCTACGGCCCCACCTGGTGGTGGAGGTAGCGGTGTCATCATTCCACCCGTCCAATATTTTATTACACCTAAAGCAGCAGGCAACCAAACAGAATCAGGTAAATCTTTAAACCAATCTTTATCCTCTTGTGAGTCTTGACTAATATTAGCAGTTGTCCATTGTTGAGCTAATTCAAAAGAAGCCTCAAAACCACTAGTTATATCAGCGGCAGTTCCTTTTTTTAAAGGAAGAGATGCAAATGTAGTTTGAACAGCAGTAGCAGCAATATGATAATTTAATCCTATCTGCAATGCCATAGGTTGAAAACTAAAAGGCCCTTCTGAAGATGATGCTGCTTGCCCGGCCATCCATCCACGTAGTATTCCTGTTATAGGTGCTGGATTCCAAGGCATTAGTCGGTTGTGTTTTTAGCGCTTAATGCTGGTGCTGTTTTTTGTATAGGTGCACCTGATGGTCCACATGGTGTTGGGTGTATATGTCCGTCAAATATACCTGCAAATGTATCACCTTTAATAACTGCTTCAGCAGCCGCCACACCTAATTTAATTCTAGGGGAATTAATATGTGTTTCACCGCTTGCAGAAATAACAGCATCAACACAATTAATAAGACAATTAGTATCAGCATTAATTACAGTATCAGCTCCACTATTAATTGTAAATTGAGCAGAATGAGTAAATGTTATATTTCCATCATTAAGCATTACGATTGTATCTCCATTTGCATTTATTACTTCAACAGAGTTATCAGGTTTTATATTAATTGTAGTTGGACCTTCTGCTGTGGTGTAATCCATCATTAAACCTTTTTCTTCTGTAAAGAAAACTTTAACGTGCTCACCTTCTCTTTCATTTTCTACCTCAGAAACACCATCCTGTAATTCACCAGTTAAACCAAATGCAGTATCATATATTAATACATGCGAATTTTGATATGATGCTTCTATCTCCGCCTTTGTTTCATCTGAAGGATAAATGTTTTCATGATAAACAGGTTGATAAAAATTTCCATTGTCAAATGTTACTCTAACAACAGATCCTAATTTAGGAATTTCAAATTTACCACTACCAGTATTACTTCCACCATACATTAACTGATGCGGTCTAGACCAAGGCAATGAAATAGTAGGAATCTTATATGCGCTCTCAGGATCTTCAGGATCTACACGATCATCCATTTTTCCATATACTCTTATCTTACATCTCCCTTCAAAGATATCATCATTACTATCCTCAACGATACCTACCCATTGTGTAGTTCGTAAATCGTCTGCATTAAAATTTGTTGGATTTGGTTTTCCCATTAGTCAAATATATTATCGTTACTTATAGTAGAATTGTTTGGTGGTCCTGAAGGACCGAATGCATTAATTGAACTTAAACCTTCTCCTACTGGCGCAGCAGGATCAAATACTTGGTTGGCATTTAAACCTCCACCAATTGGTCCAGCTGGATCAAAAGCTTTAGTTGGATTAAACGGTCCAGGTTCGTTTGGCACACCTAATGGATTATCACCAATATTTGTAATATCGCTAGCATTTCCAAATGTAGGTAATTCTCCACCTTGTATAGCGGCACCTACTGCTGCATTAACCAAAGCCTGTGGATTTGAGATTGCACCAAGTAAACTATTTCTTAATCCAAATACATTTCCTAAAGTGAAACCTTGTATTGCACTTGACACAGTTCTACCTACAGCATTAATTGCACCAGCTGCTGCATTAGCTAATTGATCTTTTCCAAATTGCTTTAGTCCAGCTTTGGAGAAAAAATCAGGATTTGTGTTGGCAGGAATTTTACTTTCATCTAACTTATCATTATAACCAGAGAATTGTGACATGTTTTCCATTGTGCCATAATTCCATTTCATTTGTGTAGTAGCAATTTCTCCACCTGTATTAGTTACACCTTCAAATACATTTCCACTTGCAGCAGGATCAAACATACATTCAGTAAATTTAAAACCAACTTGTGAAGTATTTTCGTTTACAAGTTTTAGAGTATCATCTTGGTCTTTTGATTTGTCTAAAGCTCCAAGCCAATTTCTTACTGTTTTAAATTTTCTAATTTCTTGTGCATAAACATATACATCAAATCTTAATAAATTTTTAGGAACAATAAATCTTTTATATCTAACATCATAAACAGCCATTTTATATAAACTAAATAATGCTGTAATTTTTAAATCTAATGCTTCTAAACAACCTATAGTAATCCCTTCTTCTCCAGTTGTACCAGTATAAGGATCAATTTCAAATTTTGTAGATTTATTCCAAGCTTCAATTAAACCATCAATGGTTTGCCAATAATATGGTCGTGTTGTATTAATTTCTTGTAATCCTTGTATAAATGCTTTTAAGTATTCAGCCCTATTATTTTCTCCAATTTTTGACAAGTAAGCTACAGCTGAAGGTGTTGATGGATAATTAGCATTCTCTCTACCGTCTCTCTGTTGAGGACCTTGTGCCTGGCTAACTTGCAGCTCTCCACTTATTGAAGCAGCAGGATTTACCTCTGGTGCCGGAATGCCTTGATTACCTTGTACTGCACCATTAAATAAAGGGGAAGTAATATCAAACATTAAACTAAAACCAAGATAAGTAGGGTCATCTAATGATGTTACTCCATTACTACCTGAACCATAGGCAGTAGTAGCATTAGATACAAACTTTTTTGCAAAAGAGTAACTTTGCGGAAAGCTTCCACCTCCTAGTGCTGAACCGAACGGTCCAGCTAATTGAGCCAATGCTTGGCTACCTGCAGGGTTTGCTAAATCTATTAAAGGCATATCTTTATTCTTTTTATATTTATTAGGTCGTAGGAGTGAACTCTCGACGCACTAATTCTAATTTCATTCTAATAGGACCTGGTTTGGTTAATATCCATTCAACTCCTTTAATAACATAAAACCCTGTTAAGTATTCATTTACAATACCTTGTTGAGACTTAGGATCATTTTCATCTGTACCTCCACTTCTTTGCTGTGGTTCTTCTTCACCTTCTATCTCATCTTGTTGTGTGGCTAATAAAGTACTTGTTATTGTACTTCCAAATTCTAAAATTTGACAATAAATTCTACTATATCTTACAAGAGCAGGATTAACCGTATCTAATTCAATTGTCATTCCCATTTTATTAATCTCTGTAAGATTTTGATAATTCTGAACTGTTGCATATGTAAATTCAGGATGGACATTATCACCTTGCGTACCTAAAAATTTATATTTAACTTGTTCGTTTCTTGGTCCTTCTACTTCACCATCTACTATTCTACCTTTTGTTGCAGGAATCATACCTGGCGTATCATTAGTAAGAGGGTCTACAAATTCACTTATCCATTCTTTAGCATTTAAATCCCAGTATTGAGAATATTTTTTATAACCATTTGCTTTACTTATTTCACCACTCTTATTAACCATTTGGTGTTTAGAAATATATCTAGCTCCACCTTGAAGATTTAACATATTACTTAAATAATTAGGAATACCGTCAACTTGTCCTTCAGTGCCTTCTGCACCCATACTATCACCAGCATTTGTAGTAAAACTTTCACTAGCCTCTATCGCACCTTCTTGGCTAAATAATCTATTTACATCGACCATAGTCAAATAATAATAAGGATCAATGTAGCTCGTAAAAAATGTTTCATCACTAGAATAACTATTTGCTACAATGTCTTGGATCCATGTTTCATAAGTATCATTAGGATTGGTCCAAGTCATAGTATCAGTAGTTTCCTCTACATTGGACGCATAACCTAATCCTAGTTTTTCTGAAATATTTAATAAAGCATCCCAGCTTGTAACCTCTTCTTCATATTCAACATTTTCTGTAAATAAATTTGGAACAAACATTCTACCTATTACTAAAAATTCATTTGCAGATTTTCCACCACCACCCCCAATAGGCTTACAATCAACAACAGTAAAATCGATTCTTATTGGTTTAAATGTAGTCTCATCACCTTGTGATCTAATATTAACTTGAATTAAGTCACCATCTTTAGGATAAAACCTAGCGCTAAACATTCCATCAACATCGGCAAACTGAATTCGACAAGTAGGATAAAATGCATTATTCTTTAAACAGAAATAATTTAGCCTATCCATCTGGACATCATATCCATTAATTCTAACAAGAGGAACAACAGAAGAAAACTTAGAAGGTTTTTCTTTTATTTTTGCACCATCAGAATTATCGGATCCACTTTCAACATCTAAGATTTCTAATGGATCTAATAATATGGCAGGTTCTATGACTGTTAATATATTTCTTTCAACAATACTTTCTGACATATCTATTGATTTATATTTGGACTATTTCTTGACGGTAAGTTTGCTCCTAGTTTAATTTTACCACCTTCGAATACTTTAGCAGCTTGTCCTTGTTGTAACATATTCGGTGGAATTGGTGCTTTAACACCAGTCTTTTTTGTTTTAGCCTTTTGAATTAGTCTCTGTATTCTAGATTGATCAATTTCACTCTGTCTTCCAGTATCTACATATTGAGCTAAACTCGCGCTTGGTCTTGTTGCAGTCTTTGGTCTTGCATAAACTAAGTTTTCATCATTTAATTGTGGTATAGCTAATATGTCACCTTCTTGAAGAGAAAAAGGATTAAAGATATTATTAATTACACATATAGCATCAACAAATTTAGTAGACCCAAAATATACAGTTGATATTTTATCAATTCTACCAACCTGATCTTGTGTAACATAATGTAATGCTTTAACACCAAGCTCTCTTTTATATTTAAATGATGGAGCAGTTAAGTCATAATACTGTTCACCTGTTTTATCATCAGTTAACTTATTCTTTAATGTAAGAGATTTAATATTCATTTTTAATTATTCTTTTATGAGTCTATTAACATAGCAGTTAAGTTAGAAACATATTCACCACTTGTTGCTTGTGCTATTGATAAATCTTGTGATGGTATAGTTTTAAGATTATCTATTTGTTCATTAGTAAATCCACTAGGTGCAGAACCTACATTATGGTTTGCTTGTAAGTTACTAGTTCCAGCATCTGGTATTGAACCATAAGTTGCAACTTCTTTTCCTGCTAAATTTAATATATCTTCAACACCAGCAGCAGATGCATATATTCTACCTTGACCAGCATTAAACATATTTTCTATATCACCTTTATCTCTTGGCTTACCATGTTTTAGATCAACTTCAAATTTAACCTCCATTGGAAAATCATCATAACCTAAACCTTGTCCTAATGTCATTTTAGTATTATCACATATCATATTACCCATCATAACAATTGGATTTAATGGATTACCAACAGTAACATGCCAGTCTCCAGTAGGTTCACCGCTAATAAATGTTCTAGTAGCTGTAGTACCGGTCGGTCCACCAACAGCTCCTTTTAAAAATCCACCAAGCATATTACCTAGTAAATTTTTACCTACTTTCTTTAAACCATCTACAACACTATTTGAATCAAAGTTTCCATTTGAATCTCCAAATAAACCTTTAAAACCTGTTTCAACATCATTAACCACACTTCCCATATATCCAGAAAAATTACCACTTTTTAACATATTTATATCACCAAATTGACTAGCAACAAAACCAGCACTTCCATAATACCTATGTCCTCCTCCAAAGAATTGAGCATTGTTTGTAGTCATAGTTAACATATTACTTATAACATCAATCATTGCTATTTTAGGATTAACATAACTTAAAGATCTAAGTTCATACTCAAATGTTAATGTCATATCATTTGAATATTTTAATCCTCTATCTCTAATCATTGTATTATCTACAACATTAACAGGTCCTAATACAAAATTAGCATAAGTAGTACCTAATCTATCAGCAGTTTGGCTTCCTGCTCCATTTTGTGCTCTAAATTTAGAACCTGCAGTTTGTCCTTTTGCAGAATCTGTAATTGCTCTACCGATACCACCAATCTTATTATAAAAAGGTTGATTTGTATATCCTCCACCAGACCCACCTGTGTCGACTGCTTCAAAATTCGCTTTTAGTTCTTTGAAATTTAAACCAAATGACATGCTTAACAAATCCTCTAATTTATTATTTGCAGTTTCACCTAAATAAGTTATTGCAGTTACACCTGCAACCTGTGTAGCGTCTTCCCCTCCATAGTTTCCGTCCTTATCTGCTACACCAGATTCTCCTCCCTTCATCTTAACATTATAAAGATAAATGTTATCAGGAACAGCAGTTGGAAATCTTCTTAAAGTTACCAAATGATTAACTGGTATTCTTTTGTAATATTTAGAATATAAAAAATCTGATGGCTTATAACCTATTTTAGGATACTTATTTTCAAAGTAATTTATGATTTTAGGTAATGAAACATTAGTAGCACCAACCCCACCCATTAAAGGGTTTTCAGCTTTATCTATATAATTCTCTTTTGAATTTTTAGTAAGACCTCCGTGAAATCCTTGAAAATTAAATAAAGCATATTTATTTGCTATTGAAGATGCAAGCGGTTTACCTGCCATACCAGCAGAGACTGTTGATGCATCAGCAGCGGTTCCTTCCCCACCATAAAAGTTTTTGCTATATAGTTCAGCAACACCTTTAGCAAAACCAGCAGCTTGTCCACCAAATGCACTAACTCTATTAGAATTAGATTTGTCTTCCCTATCAGGAGACATCATCTCATTTAGTGATTCAATTTTATCAGATAACTTAAAGCCCATAGAGTAAGGTTATTTTATTATATATTTAACCTAAGCTGTTAAGATACTTATCAATGCTTAAGCTACTTTTTTCAAATTTATCTGCCCATCCTATTTTATACCTGGCATCAAATTCTCTTACACTATCTATAGAGAGTGGTCCTTTAAAAAATGGCCTAGATGATATATCCCTAATCTCTTTTAAGTTTTTAGAAATCATATACAGTTGAACCTTTTCAAATAATTCAGATAACCCAACTTTTGTTTTGGTGCACATAACCGATTCTATAACTACATAGAATCTTTCTCTATCTTTTTCATTTAACCTATCTTCCAAAACTTTTGCAGTTTTAAAGTCTTCGGCTTTAAGAATCATTTTCCTTGCTCTGTTTTCAAACATATGTCTAAAATTCATATCAAAGAAATGCTGTTTAAGAAATCTCATATTATCATAAAACTTAATAATACGAATTTGATAAAGAGGATTTACTGGATCCCATTTGGAATCTAAGATTTTACCTTTAACTGGTAAAAGTATGTTAGGATTAGTATGAGATGCTAAAAGGCAGTATACATTTTGTCCTTTATTAAATATCCTATGTGTTTTCATTCAAATTCTATTATGTCATCGAATAGCTCAGCAGTGCCGTTGACAGTAATATCAGGTGAATGATAAATTTTATAAGTAATAGGTTTATCGGATAGTGATTCTACGTATGTTTGTATTCCGCCAACCGTTTCTTTGTTAAGATTTCCTAAAACATAAAATATTGTTGTAGAAATATTACGACCTATTGCATTTTGTAACTGTCTCATTAAATAAGATGATACTACTGCATCTGATGGTTCGTATTGATAAAAATCGTTTTTTGTAAGTTTGTTAAATATATCCATATAATTTATACACTCAATACTCCTAGGGACGTTTCCTAAGAATGTTTTAACGCGTAATGCATCACTAGAGTATATGAAATTAAATTCTATATGTTCTTCCATTCTTCTAATTTCTTAAGCTCACTCTTAAGTCTTTTTATTTTAAATTCAATATCTTTATCAGTAGGTTCATAGTGAGTACCCCATTGTGTATTAATATCTAATACTGTTTTATCGAATTTACTACCGATCTCTAAACCGAGATCATCGCATAAATCAAAAAAGAATCTTTTTACATAGCTGTATTGATTCTTATCATTTTCATTTGCTTCATAAACATCAGTTGAAGTAAAATGTTCTTTACCTCCACCATGATTATCATCAATGACTTTTTTGATTACACCATTCCTGGCGGGTTCTAAAACTATTTTAATCATTTACGATTTTCTTTTGTATAAGTTTTCCCTTAATTCTTTAAAGACTTTTCTTGCAGTCTTTTTATCTGTATGCCAAGTAGATTTATCTTTAATAGTAATCATAGCTAGAGCATCTCTTAATTTTTCTATTTCTTTATCTGTATAACCTTCTTCTTTCCATTGAGATATTTTATTATTCTCAACCTGTTCTAATTTAGCATATATAGATTTTTCAGCAGCTTCAACATTAGCTTCATGTATCTCTTTACCTTTTTCTCTAGTTTGCTTACAGATTTCTAACCATTCTTTAAATGATAATTTAGATTTCATTTTTAAAATTCCTTGATGTTTCATTGCCATTCTTCTTTGGCGACGGTTAGGTATAGTTTGATTTGCAGTCTCGTTCATATGATTGATTTTATTATATATTACTAGTTATAAAGTGTGCTATTCGCCTTTGTACTTGCTCTCGATTAATGATTGTACACTGTTGTGTAAACAGTCTAATATTTCATCTTCAGATAATTGATCTAAAATAAATGATTGTAATTGTTCATTAACTTCTTCTTTATCAAATGATGTACTCATTAATTCATAAACACCTTTAGTAGGAATGTTTACAGGAAATTCTAAAAGAAGCTTTACTTTATTATTTTTCTTTTGTTTGTTAAATAAAACTCTGATAGGTGATGGTGTAGTATCTAAAGCAGGAATAATAGGATCGCTTTTTGTAATTGGCTCTACTGATGTAGCACTTTGGTTTAAAGGATCAACAGTTGAATTTGAAGTGTTTACAAATTCACCAGCTATATCTGAATCCAATTCTTGTATAAATTCAGACCTAAATTCTGTTGCTAATCTACCACCTTCATTAAATGTTATCCAATTAGAATCTTCTTCTTTAATAGTAACTACCGAACCAGATTGGTCTCCTTTAATCCATTGGTAATATTTAAGCTCCTGTACTTCTTCTTGTGGAGTTTCCTCAATGTTATCTTTTTGCATTTGTTGTCTATTTATTATTATACTTTAAATATAATAATTGTTTAAGATTATGAAGCTGGGCCTACATCAGTTAATTTCCAAGTACCTACCCAGTTCCATTCACCTGGATCGAAATCGCCTGAAAGCTGACTAAAGCCAAAACCTACGGCTACCAAATCATTTCTGTTAAATAAAGCAGTTGCAAACTCTACATCTATTTGAAAGTTATGTCCATTATTAGTTGAGATTGTAAATGGTGCTGTTGTTTGTGTTCCTGAACCAGCTGTAGTTGTAGTAAAAGTAGGAGATGTAAATGGAGTATTAGGGCCAGGCACAGCACCTCGTATCACAATCCAACTAAGTTTTCTGTTAATAATAGGTTGAGCGGATTTAGATGCCATTATTGAAACATTTGCATTTAATCTTAATGTCCTTGAATTACTTCTTGTAACACCAAATTGATTAAATACACCTATTTTAGAAATACTAAATGTTGATGTGTTACCGGTATCTTCAAGAGTCCCATCTCCAGTATAAGTACTTGGAATTAATACTGTTCCTGCGGTAGAGGCATACCCAAAGGCATAACCATTAACGGCTACGTATGGCGCATTATTTGTACCTTTTATTGATGATTGAGCAATAACATATCCATCAGAAGATGATCCGCCACTACCAGTTGCACCAATAGATCCTTGAGTACCGGTTGCTCCTAGAGAACCTTGTTTACCAACACCAGGATCACCTTGTCCACCTGTTGCTCCTTGTAAACCAGCTCCACTTGCTCCTGTAGCTCCAGTAAAACCAACATCACCACTGAATCCCCAACCTACACATGGTTTTGTAAAGAATTCTGTATTTGCTCCACCCATATAAGTAATTTTATCTAGAAGTATTCCACCACTTAATCCAGAGGTAACTACTGTTGTGCTAGTTTTTGCTCTATAAAAATTAACTTTTTCAGGTGCGCCGTATTCCCATATTCTATAATATATTTGATTTGCTGATGCAAGAGAAACTAACATATTTGCATATACAGTTTTAGTAGCATCATAATCTATTGTTGATCCCGAAGAAGGATCTGCACCTACACCAGATAATCGATGTACACCGCCACTAGTGATCCAATCTGTTGCTGAAGCTACTGCTGTCTTTTGTGCAAATGAGGTAGAATTAACGGCTGCTGTATCATATACTGTAGTAAATCCACCAACATCACCAATTGCTCCAGTTGCACCTAAACTCCCAGTTGATCCAATAAATCCAGTTTTACCTACACCTTGACTTCCAGTTGATCCAATAAATCCTGTTGATCCTTGTAACCCATTAGCACCCTGAGTTCCTGTTGCTCCTTGTAATCCATTAGCACCCTGAGTTCCTGTTGCTCCAGTAAATCCTGCACCAGTAGCACCTGCAGAACCGTACGCAGTAAAGTTAGCAACGAATCCTATACCTTGACCCCAATTTGCAGTATAAGATAATACTGGGCTAAATTGAATAGCATAAACATTACCAGTTAAAGATATGTTAGTAGCTACACCTGATAATATTTGTGTATTTTGTCCAGCTGCTAATGTAAGTGCACCGAATCCTGTTGTTGAATTACCTGTATCATTCCAAGTATCTATCCAAACTGTTTGATCAAAAGCATTACCATCTGTTTTATTAATGTATAAGGTTGTTGTACTATTATCATAATAAAATAAACCACCAGTTGGTGTAGTAGTTGCTGATGCTGATTGCCAAGGAATACCAACCCTAGCACCAGTAAGACCTTGTGTTCCTGTTGCTCCAATGAAACCAGTACCTGCTCCACCTTGTGGACCAGCAGCTCCACTTGCACCTTGTGTTCCTATAGCTCCAGTGGAACCTTGTGATCCAGTAGAACCAATTTTTCCATTTTCACCTTTATCTCCAGTTGCTCCAGTAAACCCTGTTGATCCAATAAATCCTGTAGATCCTCTAAACCCAGTTTGACCAGTTGCACCTTGTAAACCAATTGCTCCTTGTTCACCGGCAGCACCTTGTGATCCAGTAGAACCAATTTTTCCATTTTCACCTTTATCTCCGGTTGCTCCTTGTAATCCTACTGCTCCAATTCCACCTGTTGCACCTTGTGATCCAGTAGAACCAATTTTTCCATTTTCTCCTTTTTCTCCGGTTGCTCCTTGTAATCCTACTGCACCTTGTCCACCTGTTGCTCCTTGTAATCCTGCTGCTCCTTGTCCACCTGTTGCTCCTTGTAATCCTACAGCACCTGTTGCTCCTTGTTTTCCTATTGCTCCATTTTCACCTTTATCTCCGGTTGCTCCTTGTAATCCAATTGCACCTGTTTCGCCTGTTGCGCCACCACTACCGCTAATTCCAGTTCCACCAGTAAATCCAGTCGAACCTAAAAATCCAGTTGCTCCAGTAAATCCTGTTGCACCTACACCAGTTGCTCCAGTAAATCCTGCACCAGTAGCACCTGTTGCTCCATTACGTCCTTTGTCACCTTGTGGGCCAGTTGCGCCATCACCAGTTGCTCCAATAAATCCTGTTCCTCCTGCTAAACCTGCATCACCTTGTGGACCTGTTGTTCCAGTAGCTCCTGTTGATCCAGTAGCTCCATTAAATCCAGTTTCACCAGTAGATCCTGTTGCTCCAGTAAAACCTCCACTTGGAGTGTTTATCCAGGATAAAGTACCTGTCGCATTTGATTCTAATATTTGATTAGCAGAAGCTGGTAAAGTATTAGGTAATTGTAATGTGTAACTACTACCACCTGAATGATTAGGTCCTTTAAGTCCTACATAGTGTGGAGTTCCTGCTTCACAATAAAGTTTTAATAATCCTTGATTTGTTCCATCACCTATTAAACCTAATTCATATGTAACATCTATCTTGCTTGATTTATTTGTAGTAAAAAATGATCCTGCTCCAAATGCTCCACTATTATTATATTGTACTTGTGTATCTGCTCCTCCTGGTGTTCCTCCACCGCCACCACCTGCAGCATTAATTGTTATTTCATCTGTTGCTTCATCTACACTGAATGTAATATTCGTACCTGGTAATAAATCAACATCACTACTTGCAACACCGTCACTTAATTGAATACTTACACCACCACTAGTTAAACTAACAGCATTTAAATTATATGCAGCTAAAGTAGCATTTTCCCAAACACCACTAGTACTATTATATACTAACAGCTGATCATCAGCCAATCCTGTCAATGTTACATCTGATAAAGTAGCAAGTGATCCACCTCCACCGCCGGCTTCAACATCTACTGTTCCTCTATATAAATGTCCGTTTGCAGAATTAATCCATAATGTTCTTTCAGAAACAGTTCCACCACTTACATCATTACATAGCGGTCTATTTGCAAAACTTGTAGAAGGAAGAACTAATCCACCTTTATCAATATTAACACAACCTACAAAATAACCAGCCCATGTACCACTATCAGCAATTAATGCTGCTAAGATAGCATCACCGGTGTTATCAGTTTGATCATCTACCACATTGGAATATAAACCAACTCTCTGTGGTGTTTCTTCTGCTGTAAAATCAGTCATTTGAATTATTTCACCAACATTAATTGATAAGTTAACTTTATTATCTAATACAATGTTATTTCCAATAACTCTTTCAACAGGAGCTCCATTCGGTGCTGTACCATTAAACTGTGTAGATTGATTATGATTAAGAACTAATCTTTTCTTTCCTTTATTTACCCAATTTAAATAATTTAAAGTTTGGCTAGATCCGCTTGTTTGTTTTAAAGCTGTTGAGGCTCCAAACCCTTCTGTTAAAACTCCACTAAAATTAAATTCATTTACAGCTTCTTTAACTGTATATTTAGAATACAGTGCATTAGAATCATTTCTTCCTATTAATATAGTAGAACCTGTTTGATTAGATCTTATATTATTAACCGCTCCACTAACATCAGTATAACTTTCAACAAAATAACCAGGAGTAGCTTCAAACTTACCATTATCTAAAGCAGTATTTCCAGTAACAACGGTTCCTCTATTAACCATAGGAATTGAAAATTTAACATTACTTACTGTAACATCTCCACTTGCAGCTGTCGGTACAAACAATTCATTATTTGTAGATATACTTAATGCATCTACCGATAACCCACCTAATCCAGTAGATCCCATATTAATACCAAAGGAACTATCAGTTCCATACATACCGACAGTTGCTGTTACTACAGCATTCAATGTGTATTGTGCAGCAGCATTTCCAGTAGAACTAGAATTTCTTAATTGTAATTGGTGAGTAGTTGCAGTATTATCAAAATGTATACCTGTTGTTAAATCGGAAATTCTATTGAATTGCAATTGCCCAGTAGTACCATTTAATTTAACCTCTCTATTTGCAACACCTATAGTTCCATCATTACCATAAATATTTACTTGTCCTAATGAACCTAATGCTACAGGAATCCATGTTGAGCTTCCAACATTAAATTGTAGTATATCTTGAGCATTTGGAGCAGCACTTGATACATTAGATAACATACCGATTGTTGGTGCTCCACTATTTAATTGAGCTAAGTCAACTAAACCTTCATTAAAATTATACTCAATATTCTTTTGTGAAGCATTTGTACTTATAGATAAAGCTTCACCAGCTCCAGTGTTAGTTGATTGAAAACCTTTAAATTCTAGATTAAGACCAGTTTTACCAGCATAAACATCTTGGTGACCAGTACCAGTTCCAACATTTATACCTGCATTTACTTCTCCAGGATTACTGGCTAATGTGTTTATTAACTTTATTGTTTTTGAAGTTAAATTATATTGTAATTGCATTCCTTGCCCTGCAATAAAATTAAAAGTATCATTAGGAGTAGTTGATTGTACTAATGCATCATTACCAGATTGTAGTGATCCAGGTGCAGTTGTGGAATTAACTTTAATTTTACCAAAGCTATTAGCGCCTTGTATATTAATGTTACCTGAACCTATACCACCAATCATATCCCACTGTGCAGTATTGAATACACCTTGTGTAGTTCTAACGTTTGCCCTCCACCATGCTAATACTTGATCTTCACCTGTGGTTGCAGGATCATCAACAATAACAGGATGATATACAATGTTTCCTATTTCATATACTCTATCATCTTCCCAAGGATTAGCCACCATTTTAAAATTGGTATCTACCTCAGCATTTGTTAGCTCTCTTTTTATCTCTGTTCTAAAAAGAATATATTCTTGTAGGTTAAATGACGTTGCCATTGATTTAAATATTTTTTTATTTATTCCTCTTCTTTATATATTTAGTTTGGAGGAAATTCCTCAATCTTAACATCACTATATGGAAACTCTGAAGTATCTCTTACGGAAGTAAATGCTTCTCTGAATGATTTAAGATACCAAGTGTTTTCTGACCAACCAGGTACGGCATAACATGGTGAATAAATTCCAGTTACATAAATATATTTTAGCTCTGAATAATACTTTACATAATCAGTAACTGCATTCTTTATTAATTGAATTTGTCTGTCTATAAATACCTTTCTACCGGAGTTTCTTTGTCTATCATATGCAGAGCCTGTTTCAAGTTTTAAATTATTAGTAACATCCATTGCTTTAAATTCAGTACTAAAATCATAAAGATCACTCGCGGCTAAGAAAAATGAAATAGAAACCAAATCTCCTAAATTACAATTATCAAGAGGCTTATAATTTGTGTTATAATACTTTTCCATTGCAGCAACATCTGCAAAATCAATGTACTCATGCTTTACCCTATTAAAAAAATCAACCTTAATACTTGTAGAGGTTATTTTATTTTTTTTCAAAAAGGTAAAGAAGTCTAAAGCTAGTTTAAATGTTATTCCTTCTAAAATCAATGGAGTCTACTTTTTTGTTATATATTCAGTCTTTGATTAGATGGTAGTCATCTATAAGATAGGATATAGGTCCATAGGTGATTTTACATTGTTTAAAAATTTGTAAATGATCTAGGTTACGATAATCATCAATCCAATATACATGTTTAAACCCAGCATTGACTAAAATCTTGGTACACATTTTACATGGAGATAAAGTTAAAAGAACAATATAATTTTCAGGATCATGTTCTTTAAATTTAGCAATCATATTTACCTCAGCATGAATAAAGCCACTTTCACCTGGTTCTAAACTTTCTTCTTCAGTTCCAGTTTCTACATTATCATGGGCTCCACTGTATGATCCATTATAGCCAAAGCTAGCTATTTTACTAAAATCTTTTCTTAATGCTATACATCCTACTTTAGTTGTAGATGAATTAGAAAGATCTTTAATATTATTTAAAATATTTGAGAAGGTTTCAATTTTTACTTGAAGTCGTCGAATTTTGGAATCCATTTACTTTTAATTAGTTTAGCTCTCATTTTAATATTAGGTTCTTTACTTAATGATTTTGCAAGTTTAATGTTATCTTCATCATCATCAAAAAAGGTAAAGTCATTGAATCCCATTTCTATGAATTTTTTAAATGCTTGCTTTTTCTTTTCTGAAGTAGATCCTTTAAAACCTAATGAAGTATCATTAATAGCAAATATGTATTGAGGATTTATATTAATACCGTTATGAGCTAAAAATTGTTGAATAAGTTTTGAATCATCTCTTGCTGTTATAATACCAACAGCTTTACCCTTTTGGATAGTTCTTTTTAAAATAGAAAATACCCATTCAATAATTTTACCAGCCTTAAGAATATCTAAACTTTGAAAATCTGAAAAGTCCATCTTATCATTTGGTCTTTTCCTAAATGTATTAAATTCTTGTGGAGTAAGTTCAGTAGAAAAACCTGTTTTAGGATTATGAACTTTTATTTTACTGCGAGTAACTACAAGAGTATCATCCACATCAAATATGGTAATTGCATTTCTTTTATTTGCTTCAAATAGCCTCACTTTAAATTTTCCTTTTATTATTTATCAATTAAATATGTAGAACACATTAGATGTACTTAAAAGGTGTCTGCGATTAGCAATCCCTTCCGTTAGCATAAACATGTTTTAATACAGGAAATCTTAGTGAATAACCACCGGTTTGATTTTTACTTTCTTCAAAATATTGAATAGTTACTGTTTTACCAATAATATCCTGTGGAGATTCATAATACATTTCTCTTTGTTCTTTAGAGAAACCTGATCCTACACTAACTTTACAACCTTTATGTTCTATTGTAATGTTACTTAAACATTCTCTTTCTACTTGTTTACCATTTTCTGTCCATCGGATAAATGCATTAGTAGTTCCTAAGACAGTATATTCTGCATCATGGAATTTTTTAACCTTTAAAAGATTATGGCTTCTTTTACCTTCATAGCCTACATTCTTTCTAACCATGATTCCTTCAAATCCTGCCTCTTCAGCATCCTTTGCCATTTCAGTAAATTGTTCTTCGGTAGTTAATTGTTCTTGTGGTAAGAATTCTAACATATCAGAATTAATATTTTCTGGTAAACTTCTCTTCCCAATTTCTAATCTAAATGTTAATGGCGTAACTCCAGTTTGATTATCAAATTGTTCTAAAGTTAAATAATCAAATACAAAGAATTTAGGTTTTTCAATTTGATGATTCTTTTTTCGGATCTGTTTCATGATTCCTTGAAAATCTTCATTACCATCTTTATCAACCATACAGATTTCTCCATCTAAAATAAAGTTACCTTTAATCTTTAGAATTTCATTTTCTAAATTACCTAATGTTAAAAATTCTTTACCACTTCTAGAAAAGAATGTTACTATATCATTTTCTTTTCGGCAAATACAACGAACACCATCTAATTTTCTAGAACCGTACCAGTCTCCACTTTTAAAATCTACTCTTTTTACATTATAAGGATTTGCTAATGCAACCTTAAATGTTGGAATACATCCTGGTATTACTTTATTAATAGAACTGGTAGATGCACCCATTTTAAGGTCTCTATCAATAATATTATAAATAAGTTTTTCGTGTTGAATATTTTCTAAGATAAACCTGTTAACATTTGCGATTGCAGTATGCCCAGTACAAACTCGGTTTGCCAAATCATCTAACAAAGTAAAAATACTACCATAAGTATTTGCATGGCCAAGTAATTTAGAATTCTTTTTACAATTCTTACTTGTTACATTATATTTCTTATAAGGATTATAAGTGTAATTAAAAATATTTTGTAGAAATTCACTATCAGAATGTTTCTTAATAGTTTCAATTTTGTAATTACCTGAAGATGATTCCTTCATTTCATCAATAAAGGATTGTAGATAATTTAGGTTTTTGGTTTGTTCAGTCATATTCCGTTTTGTTTAATTTATTATAATATAAATATAATACAATTTTCTCGGTTCTGAACTATAAATTCTTGTTTTTTTCAAAAAGTTATTAACAATTCTGAAACAATGTTGTCCGACTAGGGATCGAACCTAGACTCTTCTGCACCAAAAACAGACGTGTTGCCAGTTACACCATCGGACAAATTAAATCCTTTAGTATTCTGTATCAAAAAAGAATGTTTGGAATAATCTACCGTCATGCTTGTTCTTACCCCAATATTCTAATGAAGTATGAAACATATCTCCTCTATATAAAATTAATCTATTATAAATTGGAGCAGTCATTGCAGTCATTTCCCATTTATCATAATTCCTTGCATCAGCATTCATTCTATCAATTCCTTTTTTGTCATAACTACCATCTTTTAATCTTGGCGCAGTTTCCCACCCAGTTTCTTTATGTCTAAATAAACCAGTACCACCGTTAGCTGGTGCATTAGGTGTTAAATATAAAACACCTGCCCATTTTGTAGTTTGGTCTGCATGAATCCAACTAGAATCTTTTGCTGTTGTATATTGAAATGCTGTAGTATAATCATCTCCAAAATATGTAATGTCTCCACCATGAGAGTGGATGATTCTTTGTATTACGTCTTGGCAATCCCAGTGATGAACTGGCTTAGTTCTTTGACCAGGAAAATTACCCCTAGTTCCAAATTTTTGTGCTAAGGCGTATTTTCTAATTTCGTCTGGTTCATTATAAAAATTATCTGTTATGATTAGGCTTGTTTGCATAGTTAATTATTTTTTTATTTATTTGTGCTTTACTTTATATGTCTTCATCATCTGAAGTATTTAAAAATAACAAGTGTTTAAGTTTTTGTAAGTTAGTACATTTTTCATATGCTTCTATTTCCTCAAAATATTTTATCATTCCGTTAATTGCATCAAGTTTCATGTCTACTGAATCCCTTCTTTTTAAAACTTGGCTAGGACTTTGCATCATTACTGCATATGAAAGATTCATAAATTCATCAAAGTTGGTTTGCTCTAAAGTTAGCAATAGACTTTTAATAAAGTCATCACCAAACCCATTATTGTTATTACTTTCCATTATGTTTATCTTTTATTTTTTGTATTGCTTTTTTATCTTCTTCGTCTAAGTTAGTTGGTATATCTACAATAATGCTTATAAGTAAATCAGAAAATGTAGATTGTTTATAAACTGGAAATCCTTTACCTTTAACTCTTAATACTTTACCGTTAGCTGTTCCAGGAGGAATTGTAAATGTTATAGTTTTATCAAAGCAATCAACGGTTTCTTTACCTCCTAATATAGCATCAAATAAATTTATATTTTTAATTGTATGCAAACCTTGATTATCTATAAAAAAGTTATTGTCATTTACAACTTCTATTGTCATAATTAAATCGCCACTTAAGTCTTCAGTTTGGCCTCTTTGTCCTAATCCTTTTAATCTTAATTTTTGACCACTTCTAATACCTGCTGGAATATCTAATTTAATTGTTTTCATTCCAATACTAACATCTCTACTGGTACCATAATAAGCATCAGCCAATGTTATACGTAAAACTCCTGTGGTATTTCTACCTTTTTGATTATAACCATATCTTTGATTGAATGCTCCACTAAAATTTTGATTTCTAAGTAAATCTTCAAACATACTTTCAGAAAAATCTCCACCAAAACCTGCACCAAATGGATTAGATTGTCTTTGATCATATTGATCTTTCTTTTGAGTATTTCCTAAAGTTTCATATGCATCAGCAATTTCTTTAAATCTTTCTTCATTGCCATCTACAGTATCAGGGTGATTTTCTTTAGCTAACTTTCTATAAGCTTTTTTAATATCACTTGCTGATGAAGTTTTATTTACTCCTAGTATGTGGTAAGGATCTTTCATTAAATTAGGCTAGAGATATAAAGTACTAAAAGAATAATAATGGAAACAGTACAACTTATAGCTAAGCTTACACCAGCTATAAGACCTAACCCTGTAGTAACCATTTTTCTAAAATCTTTATCTGGACCTTTAAGAGGTCTCTCTATGTCATTTTCTTTTTTCATTTCCAAAATAATTGTATACCTATTAAACTACATGCTATGAATAATGATACAACTGTTTTTAATGTAATCCCTTCTCCTAAGAAATACCAAGTTAAAAATGTAAATGAAATAATACCAGAACCAAAGGCAATAAATCTGCCTGGCCATAATAGCCCATCATAGTATTCAACCATAAACTTAGTACCATATATTAATATGTAACTAATTGCTGTTCCAAATATAACTGAAACAGTAAAAGGATTTTTTTTAAACCAAGGCCATACAAATTGTCCATTTGTCTGAAACCATATTGCAGATTGTCCAATAAAGAACAACAAGAATGCTAATAGTAATCTACTCATCTATATGATATTTATAACCCATCCTACTCATGTGATCCATGTGGCCTTCCATTTGTTTAGCCGTGATCCATACCGAAGGTTCTGGTTCTACTCTTCCATCTGTTCTTTTATCAAATGCTTTATTTAAAAACCATTTTTCTTTTTTGCTCTCCCACCAAAACCATACCTTTTGCCATGACTTAGGTTTTTTCATATAAACTTTATTACCTTTATCCATGTGAGCAATAAATTGTTTATATGTAATATCCTTTTTAGGCATTCTTATTTGATTCTTTTATTGTAAGCTTTTGTATTCTTTCTTCTAATACAAATTTTCTTTCTTCTAATTTGTTCTTTTTCTCAAGTTGATTGGCAATTCTCTCTAAGACATTTACTAATTTAGGTATATCACCGTCTATTAATTTACGGCCCATTTGAGTTCTAAAAAATTCTGACATAATTATGTTTATTTTTATATGCACAAACTCAAAGTTTGTTTACAAATATATAAACAAATAAAACTAATTATGAGTAAGATACCAGAGTTCGATAAATTTAATGAAACTATTGTAGCAGCAGGTTTCGGTCAAATGGGAATTAACAATTTTGCACTAGGTGGAGCAACACCACAAACAGGTTATAGTATGACTCCAATATCTGGTGTAGTAGAATCATGTTCAAATCATGTAGCACAAGAAGCAAATACTTATGAAAAAAATGATAATGACAAACATAAAGCCGATTCATATCTTAAAGAAGCTAAGAAACATATTAATGAAGCAATAGATAAAGCTTATGAATCTTATTCTGCTACTAATGAAGCAATGGTTCAGGTAGCTGGAAAAGATAAACCGTCTGGAGCTAAAGTATTAGCATCTGTTATTGTAGATCATTTAATGGATAAGAAACTTGTTACAAGAGCAGGTGAGAAAAAACTTACAGCTGAAATTCAAGATCTAATAATTAAATCAACATTTTAATATGGCAAGCATAAACTTAATACCAGGATTTGAATCCTTTAATGAAAATGACAATACTATTGATAATCTTAATAGTATGGCAAACACTAATCTTGAAAGAATAGCTGATTATGCTGATATGATTAAAGATAGAATGTCACAAGGTCAAACTCTAGATGCTTGGATGTATTCTAAAATTTCAGACTCGGTTAAAAATTTAAATTCAGTTCATGATACGATGGATGGAAATGATGGAGTTACTGAAGCAGAGAAACATGAATTTAATCCAAATGAAACTGCTGAAAGATTAAAAAGAAGAGAACAGCAAAACATTGAAAGATTCAGAGCTGCACAAGATAGAGAAGATCCTTTTGCTGTACAATATTATCAATTAAGAATATCACTTGATAAAATAGATTTACAAAGATTAAAAATCCAAACATCAATTCATCAGCTTAAACAAAAATATAAAAAGTAATGATAGACAAGTTTGAAAATTTCTTAAATGAAAATGCACAAGTAGTATTTCCTCACCCTGAAGATGGAAGTAGGGTTGCAAAATTTAAAGTAATAGCAACTCCTACATCATTAAATAATATGATTAGATTTATTGCAGCTTCAAGTAAAGACTTAGATCAATTAGATGATATAGATAGAGATGATATTATAGAAGCTATTCTAAAATATGCTAATAAACAATTCAGAGAAATCAAATTTCTACCTGTTAAGAATGACCAAGGTGCAGGTTATGGAATAAAGATTAACTTAGAACCTATAATGAAAAAACTAAATAAGTAATGGATCCACAAGAAGATAAAGATGCAAATGCAATTAGGCATTATAAAGGAACGATTAAACAATTCAAAGATATGTTTGATGATTTAGCTGGAGGAAAAGATACTAATGCTTATGATAGTCCAGTAAGACAAGGATTTGATGTCCATCCAACCAGAGATCCTGGTGTTATAAGTCCTCACTGGGAGGAAGATCATGAAGATGAAAAAACTCAGAACGAAAACCACGTTACTAACTTTAAGAATTTTAAATAAACTAAAAAAGACCACTCAATGAGTGGCCTTTTAGTCTTATAGCTTTTTATTATTTTAGCTTAATATACTTCTTTTTATTTTGAATATACATTTCGCCAATCGGAGCCTCTACTAATTGTCTACCTAATACATTAAATATTCTGTAGTCAACTTTTTCAGTAGTTGTCAATTCCTCTATGTTAGTTGGATTACCCATTCTATTATAAACTACCCAAGTACTATCAGTTAAATCATAGATTAGTGAATCACAATGATTACATACTGTAGCAGTTCCAAACCAATATACAAAAGCATCATAACATAATTTAACTGTGTCTGTCATATTGATCAGTGGAAATGAATAAGGGTTATTACCTTGTGGTGTGTAACATGTTACTGTATTACATGCTGTAAAATTCCAATCTATAGAATCTATCATATTAGGAGATAGTCCATTAGTACTCCCAGATACCATTAAAGGTAAACCTTCCATTGAGGTATATGATAATGAGTCACATAAATTGTTTTGTGCTTGTAATTGTAGGCCAAGCGAAACCATTAACATCCATAAAATCTTCTTCATCTTCTTTTTTGTTTAATTATATAGAGAGCTTAATTTTTGTTTAGGTTCAACTCTCGGGAACCTTATAACTTTAAGAGTAAGTAATTTTTACATTTCCACCGGTATGATCCATTACCCATACGTTTTCTTTTATCATTTTTTGAGCATGTAAAATTTCTGCTTGATATTCATTCCAATCCTCATCAGCTTTAATCTTATCTTTTATATTAGGCATACGGTCATCAACTAGATATTGACCAACATCACAACCTGCTGGAACTGTATGACCTTTGTACCTACCCATACCTGCGGTCTGTTTAGGTTTTTCTAATACCAATTCATTTAAAAATCCATTATTAAATTTAGCAATAAGTTTATCTCCTGCATAAATTTCCTTTACAGATTTTTGATCTAACATTAGCTCATTTTCCCTTTCTATAATTTTTCCTATGTATGCTTTTGGATAATCAACATCGTATTGACTTTCTTTTCCATTCATATATACTACTCTTACTTTTACCATATCTTATAAATTTAATGTTACATAATTTTGAACTTTCTTCCAATAATGAGCAGTTGCAGATTTCTTGTATCCTTTAGGCCCACCGTTCCAATTCCTAGCCATCTTTTCAAAGGAGCTATTTAAGTGATATGCATTAGCCCAGATGTTAAACATTTCAATTGATTTATCACCGCTCTTTCTATCACTATTTTTAAATCTTTTATCTAATCCTTGTTTTCTCAGTATCCTATTTACTTCTCTAACCATAATAGGTCTAATTTGTAAAAGTCCTACTGAAGGAGTTCCTAAATTAATATCTCCAATTGTTGCAGGATTGCCGCCACTTTCTACAAAAGCCATAGCTTCTATTAATTCTTCTCGGTTATCAATCTTTCCATTAATGAGGTTAACCTCTGGTTCTATAATATCAATAATAGGATTGTCCATAACTTCTATATCCTCTTTATAGTTACTCTCAGATCCTGTTAAGGTAAGAGCAAAAGGCAGTACCATTATTATATTTTTTATCATCTGTATATTTTTGAGTTTTTCCAATTCCTAAATGCATGAGTTACTTCTTCATCTAAAGTTTCATCTCTAATAACTTCTTTCTTTTTCGGTAAGGGTAATAATGTATCTATAATTGTTTTAAGATTAAAAACATGCTTAGAATTAATAAGCTTACTTTCATATTGACGCTCTACATATTCTAAACATTTTTTACGACTAGCAAAATCAATTAATTCTCCTAGTCTTTTTAAAGCTCTTTGATAATCTTCTTCAGTAGGTATTCTGAATACTGTAACATTTCCTAATACTTTAGATGAGGTTCCTCCACCACTACCACCTTTCATTCCTGCCATAATACCAAAACCACTTCTCTTAGCGAGTTTGTTTATTTTATCAGCAGATTCCTTATCCATGATTTGTATGGTATTACCTGTTTTATGATAGATAACATCAACACAACTAACATA